AATCTTGACCGCCATTGGTCATATAATACGTTATCTCTGCGTTAATTGCTGGATCAAATAACGAGTAGTTACTATCCAGTTTGAATTTTTCTTTTCTATCATCACCCAAGTTTCCTAGCATGTTGATTTGAAAAATTCCGTAGGAGCTGTCTCCAGTGTTCCTGTTGCCGTTATAAGCCATTGGGCGTCCATTAGACTCCTTTTTAGCTACAGCCCACGCCATTTTAAGGGCGCTACCCTCAAAGCCTACAGCTTTGAGAAGTTCAACCAATTCTTTGTCTGTTAAAGACTCTGATGGTTTCCACACAGTATTGCTGAATTTCTCCAGCTTTTCCTTGTTAAGTTGTGCTTCGGTTTTTACATCTGGCTTTACAACCAGAGCAGAAGCTGTTTGAATCATTTCTGGTTGACCAGTAAATAAAAACAATACAGCTACTGATATTGCAACATAGTGATGTAAAACATCGCTAAGTTTTTCTTTTATATTCTCCATAGGCATTTCCTCCAATAGAGATAACGAACTATAAGAATACCATTAAGAACTCTAATATGTCAACTTGTATTTATCATTATATGTGTTTTAGTTAACTAATAATAATAGGTTAATTGTTCATTTTTATTAATCACCCTTCACTTTCTTAAAAAAGTTTGGTAGAATAAGACTCTACTTAAATTAAATTAAACCGCCAGGCGGAGAAACAGGTTACATAAATGTCTAATACTATTGAAAACCCGTACGAAAATTTTATTGCGTTATCTCGTTACGCTAGATGGATTCCAGAAGAGAATCGTCGTGAAACGTGGGGTGAAACAGTAGATCGTTATTTTGATTTTATGTTAAACCACCTAAAAGAAAACTATAATTATATTCCAGATGAGAAGCTTGTAGCGGAATTAAAAGACGGTGTATTTAAAAGAAATGTCATGCCCTCAATGCGCTCCGTGATGACATCTGGAGCAGCTTTAGAAAGAGATAATGTAGCTGGATATAATTGTTCATTTGTTCCAGTGGATAGCCCAAGATCATTTGATGAAACAATGTATATTTTGATGTGTGGAACAGGTGTTGGGTTTTCTGTTGAATACAAGTATGTTAACAAGCTTCCTTCCGTCCCAGAATCATTTGAAAAGTCTACTACCGTTATAATCGTAGAAGATTCAAAACAAGGTTGGGCAAAAGCATACAGAGAGCTTCTTGCTTTACTTTGGTCGGGCCAAATCCCAGCAATTGATGTTTCAAAAGTTAGACCAGCAGGAGCAAGACTTAAAACTATGGGCGGTAGGTCTTCAGGTCCACAACCATTAGTTAATCTGTTTGATTTCACAATTGCAAAGTTTAAGAATGCTGCAGGCCGTCAGCTAAAGCCAATTGAGGCACACGACATTATGTGTAAAATTGGAGAAGTTGTTGTAGTTGGAGGAGTCCGTAGATCTGCAATGATTTCTCTTTCAAACATTAATGATATAGAAATGGCAGCAGCAAAATCTGGTAATTGGTGGGAAAACAATACTCAACGTTCACTTTCAAATAACTCTGTAGCTTATTCTCGCAAGCCAGAGATGGAACAATTTATTGCAGAATGGAAGAATCTATATGACTCAAAATCAGGTGAACGTGGTATATACAATGTTGCAGCAGCACAAGCACAAGCAGCAAAGTATGGAAGAAGAGATCCAGAAATTCATTATGGGACGAACCCTTGTTCAGAAATTATTCTTAGACCCTATCAGTTTTGCAATCTTTCAGAAGTCGTACTTCGTGAAAAGGATACGGTTGAAGATGTATCAAATAAAGTACGCCTTGCTACAATTCTTGGAACTTGGCAGTCAACGCTAACAGACTTTAAGTATCTTCGTAAGATTTGGAAAGACAACACAGAAGAAGAGCGCTTGCTTGGAGTTTCTCTAACAGGACAATTTGGGCACAAGTTCTTTTCAGGTAAACAAGGCCTTGATAAGTTGGAAAAAACACTTGAAGGCCTTCGTGAATATGCAAGAGCAACTAATTTAGAAGAGGCAGCAAAGATTGGGATTCCCGAGTCTGCAGCTATTACATGTGTAAAGCCTTCTGGTACAGTTTCTCAACTAGTTGGAGTGTCTTCAGGAATGCACCCATGGCATTCTCCATACTATATCCGTACAGTTCGTGGCTCAAAGGGAGATCCAATTTCTTTGTTTTTAAAGGAAGTTGGAATTCCAGTAGAAGACGATGTTATGAAACCAAATGAAACTTATGTGTTTTCATTTCCAGTAAAAGCTCCAGATGGCGCTATTGTAAGAAGTGATCTAACAGCTTTGGATCACCTAAACACTTGGCTTGTTTATCAACGTGCTTGGTGCGAACATAAGCCTTCCATTACCGTTTCAGTAAAAGAAGAGGAATGGATGGAAGTTGGAGCCTGGGTATATAAGAACTTTGATGAGGTTTCAGGAATTTCATTTCTTCCTCATTCAGATCACACATACAAGCAAGCTCCATACCAAGAAGTAACAAAAGAAGAGTATGAGGCTCTTGTTGCAAAAATGCCAAAGTCTATTCGTTGGGAAGATTTATCTTTTTATGAAACAGAAGATGGAACTTCTGTAAACGCTACTCTAGCCTGCAGTTCTGATGGTAACTGCGAATTGGTAGATATTAGCGCATAGTGGTACAATTATAGAATTGGGCTAAGGCTCAAAATTCCTAGGCTACCCGCCTAGAAATAAGGAGGATCAAAAATGGCAAAAGCTAAAGAAGATCTAAATGGAGATGGAAAGGTTACAATGCAAGAGAAAATTCTAGCAGCACTGGCAAGTTATGGACGTCATTTTCTAGGAGCAGCAATTGCTCTGTATATGACTGGCAACACTAGTCCAAGAGACCTAATGTTGGGCGGATTTGCTGCCACAGCACCCGTAATTTTGAAGGCACTTAATCCAAACGAGCCATCGTTCGGATTCACTAAAAACTAAAAATAGTCAATTAGAAATACTCCTGTGCTAAAATTAGTACAGGAGTATTCCTATTTAGGAGACTATGGCAAATGGCAGGACAAAAGAATTTCGAAGTAGATCAAAATGCAACATTTAGCTTTGTAGTAGAATATAAAGACGAAAATGATAATGCTATTGATTTAACTGGCGCATCTGCAAAAATGCAGGTTCGTGATGTAAAGGGTGGAACAAAGTTAGCAGTAACTTTAACATCTCCAAGCGGCGGTATAGTAATAAATGGTCCTCTTGGTAAATTAACTGTAACACTTACACCAACTCAAACAAATAAAATCTTTTATCCAAAATCATCTTATGATGTTATGGTTATAGATTCTAATGGTAATAAGATAAAGCTCCTTGAAGGGTTTATGACCCTAAATAGATCGGTAACTATTTAATGACTGAGTCCGTAGTTGTTCGAGAGCAAATAAACAAAGTAGTAATTTCTTCACCAGGACCACAAGGCCCAAGAGGAAGAACCATTTTAAATGGCAATGGAGACCCAGCAGCAAATCTAGGTCTACTTGGAGATTTTTACTTTGACATGTTGTCCGCTGCATTTCACGGACCAAAACTTTCTGACGTAACTTGGTCGGGAGCAAGCAAAATATTCTTAACAAATAATACATTAGCTTATTCATGGGAGCTAGCTCAAGTAACTGGCCCTTCAATGGGAGTGTATTCTCTTGTTATTACTCATGGACTAGGATATCAACCAAACGTAACGGTTAAGTCTAGTGCTGGAGATATTTTGGAAACTGGAATAGACTACAATAGTACTAATCAAATAACACTGACTATGGCTCAACCATTTTCAGGGACAGCATACCTGTCATAAGGAGATAGCAAATGGCAAGAAAATTTTTAGTTAGCGTTGATCTCAACAAGAATGAGTTGCTCAATGCTAGAATCCAAAACTTAGGCTCAGCGCCTTCAAATCCAGTAGTTGGACAGATTTACTACGACACATCTAATAGCACAATGTATTACTACAATGGGCTATCAGCACCTAACGGTCCATGGATGCCAATGTCTGGCTCTACAGAGGTCATACAAGATGTTATTGGTTCATCTATTGTTGGTGGAGTTGGCTTAACAGCAACATACGGAGATCCAGCAGGAACAACAACAATTGATTTGGACAACACAGCAGTCACAGCTGGTTCATATGGTTCACAAACAGAAATTCCTACATTTACGGTAGACGCACAAGGTCGTTTGACTGCAGCAGGAACAGTAAGCGTAGCAACAGAGCTTGATATTACTGGTGACACTGGTACAACATCAATTTCTTTACTTACAGAAGGATTAACAGTTTCTGGAGGAGAAGGTATCGATGTTGCTGTAACAGACAACACAATTACAGTTTCTGCAGAAGACGCAACCTATACCAATAAAGGTGTAGCATCATTTAGCTCAACAGATTTTACAGTAACAGCAGGAGCTGTATCTCTTAATAAAGACCCAATAATTACACTCTCAGGAGATGTAACTGGTTCTGCAACAATGACCAATTTGGGCGATGTTACAATATCAACTACTATTGAGCCAAACTCTGTAGCTCTTGGAACAGATACCACTGGAAGCTATGTTTCAACAATTTCTGGAACAGCTGGCGAAATTACAGTATCAGGATCTGGATCAGAGTCTGCAGCAGTAACAATCGGTTTGCCAGATGATGTAACAGTTGCTGGAAATCTTACAGTTAATGGAAACCTTGATGTACAAGGATCAATTAACTCTATAAGCACAACAGAAGTTAATATTGTTGATAATAAAGTCGTACTTAATACAAACGTTACTGGTGCTCCATCAGCAGATGCTGGACTAAAAGTAAATCGTGGAACCTCAGCAGATGTAGAGATTCTATGGAATGAAACAGCAGATCAATGGACATTAACAAATGACGGCACAAATTATCATGAGATAACAAGAAAGTATAAGACTACTCTTAACACTTCAGCAACATCTTATACAGTAAACCACAATTTAGGCACAAAAGATGTAGTAGTTTCTATCTATGAAGTAGCATCACCATTTGCAGAAATTCTTACAGATGTTGAACATACTTCAGATACAGCTGTTACACTTAAATTTGCAGTTGCACCAGCATCTGGAGAATATAGAGTAGTTGTAATAGGATAAGGATCTTAAATGGCTAAAAAGTTTAAGTCACTACTCAATCTTCTTACACTTCCAGAAGACCCACTTGTGGGTTTAACTGGAGATGTATACTTTAATGTTACTAGTAAAAACATTAAGATATACAACGGTGCAATTTGGGTTGACTTGACTCCAGCTTCTAAAGATCCCGCTCCATTTTATATGCATACTCATGCTTATGATGGAAGTGTTCACACTGTTAACTTAAACGAGACTGTGTACTTTG